TGAACTACATTCTCTACTACTGATCCACCCCATATAGATATCATACCTCTACGAGACTTATAAACAAATTTAGATTTAGCTTCTGAGACATCCCATGTAAGTCCGGGATACTGGATATATAATCCATTGGGTAGTTTAATACCTTTTGGTGTAACAAGTAATGATTCATTACCTAAGTAGTAGGGTTGTTTACCTTTAGGCCATGATGCCATGTCTTGTAATGCATCGTCACAATCACTCCATAACTTAATAACTTTATCATTAACTTCGCGGTAAACTCTAACAAGATTCCTACATTCTTCTTCAGTTAATATAGCGCCCGGAGGTGACGTCTTTAATGTGTGTTGTAGCTTTGCCCACCCTGTGCCGTAGCCTAGACCTAACGTACATGTCTTACCTACAAATCGTTCTGTCGCATCAGCTTTAGTAATGGGTCTGTTATAAACTTTAGATGCAAACTCTGAGTAAACATCTCGTCCTTCTTTATACCATTGCACAATATCATCTTGTCCACTCAACCAAACTAATACACGCGCTTCAATCTGTGATGAGTCACAGTTAATCACTTGATGTTCTTCAGGTGCTACGACTGCGTTCTTGAGTGCTTTCTTTTTCTTATCTCTGGAGGGTAAGTTCTGGAAGTTAACTTTATCTGATCCTGCCCAACGTCCTGTATGAGCACCGTAGTATTTAAGTGGGATAGGTAGTTTACCTTTGTTACGGCCGCCAATACCAATAAACCTTTCAATGCGTGCCTCTTCCATAGTTGATTTAGTACCCAACCGAACGCGACATAGTTCTTGAATAAATAAATCTTCATGTTCAGTCAGTTCAATAAAGCCGTTGTCGTTCTTAGCTAAGGCAAACGTAGGGTTACCTGTTGCGGGACTTGTCTTCATGGGTACTTCTACGCCTAACTCGGTTAAGAGTTCTGCAAATTGTTTATTAGATGCAAGCTTTGCTCTAACACATTCTTCTGAGTCACATTCTAATCGCTTCATTAAACCTTGTAACATCAAAGCTTTTTCTTCTCTTATCTCGTCAAGCCTAGCTTGTAGTAATGCATCGTCAACCTCTAAGACAGGCTCGGTATACATGCGTAACGTCATATCAATCAGTTTGATTTCATTCTCAGGATAATCTTGTGCGAGAATTTGGAATAGTTTATAGGTAAGTTCAACATCGTTAATACAATAATTTCCATACTGTAATAACTCGTCTTCACTAAAATCTTCTAAGCGTTTGCCTTTGGCCTGAACTACTTCTGTTCCTTTAGCACCTAGTTCATATCGTTCGACTAACGATGCAAGACTTCCACCGGCATCGATTCCGTGTATTGCCCTAGCCATGCTGAGTGTATCGAGGTAGAGATGTGGAGTGATATTAAAACGGAAAGACAATATACCACCATCAAACTGAGTATTATGACAAAGAAGCGCGGAGTTCTTCCAATCAATCTTCTCAAATTCATTCTTGATCTCTTGATGTGTGCCTGTAACCCACTTTGTAACGCCACTATCAATCTTAATACCAACGCCGATGACTTGAAATCTTTCATCTCTAATATATTCCTCTGTGGTTATTCCGGATAAACTAAAACCTACGTCGTAGTAGGTCTCAAAATCTAGTGTAACTAGTTGCATGTATTGTCCTTAATAAATTAATGCTATCTTATGCAAACGACAGATAGCGGTGCCGTCAATTTACCCAACTCTTTCTGAAGGAGTTGAACCACTTGCATTGTGGCGGAGTCTACCTTGTGCAAACGACAGGTAATGTGCCGTCCTATAATCCGACTTCGAGGAGTGAAGTCGCCCACTTGCACTGTGAGTTTGTATGGTGAGTTACTCGCGGTTATATAATTGCAAAAATACCATCACGAATTTTCGTATATAAATAAAGTGCTTTCACTCATTAACTTATTTGTTGTGCCTTTCATGTTCATTTCTACATTCTACTGAACACCAACGTCTTGTATCTTTTACAAGGTTACTACACCATAAACATTTACCTGTATCATTCGTAGGTGTTTCTGCTTGCGCATGTGCATTAGCTATTGCTACATCTACAATCTTTTGTGCATATTCATTTGCTACATCTATATCGTCATCCAAAGTCGCATCTCCGCCAGTCCCTCTGTTAGCTACAGGGTTATGTAATAGTCTGTAATTCATTTTCTTTGCGGAGTTTCAATCCGTTTCTTAATCCTTCAGGTGTAGGGTCAGGTAATTTAATTAACCCTTGATCCGATAAATACTTTAATCTATGTGCGTTTGTAATGCAATCTTTTATTATATCTTTTCTAGTGCAATGAGGATGAGTAGTCATATACATCTTAAAAAACTCTGCCTGTCTTATATCTTCTAGTTTTGTATACATTAAAACAAACACTCTTCGTAATCATTCGTATTGAAAGGTTTAGGTTTCTCTACGACTAGTTTAATGACTTTAGCACAAGGATTATTATTTGTAAACCATTTCGCTTCCTTGACAGACCATCTATGTTGGCGTATGACTTCGCCCTCGTCATCTACTACTGCGTATGTAAAAGGCATAGCGTCATGCATATCGTCCACTCCAATATTTATTATAGGCGGTTTCTTAACTCCGTACCATGAAAACTGATAAGGTCGTTTCATTTCATAACATACGTTCTTATGATTAAACTCTGCTCTTCGCATCAAAACGTAGCCCACGGCAATCTGAGCTTGTGGTGGCTCAGTTGCGGACTCCATGAAGATAGTTGTGGCGAGACATGCCAATGCTTGATCGATCATAATGACCTCCTAAGGAACAGGTATCAGTTCAGATTATTTTTGGTTTGCTAGTTCTAATTCTTTAAGCATCTGAAGGTTGTGGATAGCTTTATCAATATCTTTTAAGCCACCTTTGTCACGCCATCTTGTAATATACTTGATAGCATTACCCTCAATGAATGGGATACCATTTACATGTATGTAAACGATAGGTTGGATTTTGTATTTTTTATAGTGGTCACCATCCACTTGTTGCTCTAACGGGTTTACTTCTGTCATTATAGTCCTTTCATAATGGTCAGCAATTCGTTTATATTACTCTCATTCACCACGAATGCCAAGCCCTGATTGTCTTTGATGAGTTTCATGTTGTGTTTTTGCAACAAAGTAGGTTCATTGTTTCCACTCTTACATTCAATACCAATGAAGTGTCCTTTGTAGCACACGATAATGTCCGGCACTCCTGACCTACCATATCCCGCAGTCATAGGGGAAAAGTGATAGGCCTTGAGGTCGTCTAGTATCTTCTTAACTTGTTTCTTGACTTTGCCTTCCGGTGTCATCGTCATCCTCCTCATTCGTATATACATGATGCATTGCATTCATCTCAACTTTACCTGTATGAATATCTAATACACCATCAAAAAAGAACCCGCCACCTTTTAAAAATATTTCCATGTTAGAAACAACCTCGCTCAAGTCATCAGACTCAAACTCTAATTTATTTTTATACTTATTATCTTTTGCTATCAGTTTATATTTTGTCATCTTGGTTCTCCTTTTTAAATTTTTCTGAGTTTGTTGTTATCTTTTGTGCGTATGCTATCGCGTCTTCTAATGCACTATCTTCGAAGTAGCATTGTTCATCGATGATGTCATCTAGTGTTCTATTCATCAGTCATCACATCTTCCACCAACACATGCTTTGGATATGATCTCGTCTTCTAGATCGTTGTATGCATCAGCTTGAACAAGATGTTCTGCATGTTTCTTTTGTCTATCGTATAGACTATGGGTTGATTCTAGTACCGAACACTTGACAACCAAGCCCTTCTCACGCATTGGCTCGGCGATAATGGTTGCGATGTGATCACTTGGTTCTACACCCCATGTCTCTACTTGTTTTAAATATGCATCATCCATGGATACTTCTACTACTACGCTAAACTTGGTCATGCTTTTCCTCCTAATGTATGGTGGGTTTATGATTAATATCATCTAAGAATTTCTGAGCGTTTGCCTTGGCCGTATCTACTTCTTGCTCGG